GCACATTTGTTTTGGTTGTTGCCTTTTCATCATATTCAAATGATGTTGTGCAAATAACTTTTGTTGTTTCATAGTCAACAATTTCTGGTAAAACCGAGGCAATTGTATATTTTTTCAAATCAGTAATGATATTTTCTTTTGCTTGCGTGTTCAAAGTTATAATATTTTTTGGTTTGATTGCAATAAATATTTTACCATAGATAGGTGGGTCATTATCTTCGCCGCCCCATACACTTACACTACTTGCGTTTGGGTAAATTTTTGATAAAATTGTTTTATAATCCTGAGTTGTAACGGCACGATTCTTTGCAGTGTTATTCAATCTTGAATTTTTTTTGATTGATTCATTTGTTTCTGGTAACATACCACCTTGTGCAATTTCTGAAGTGATAACCGTGATATCGGTTTTACCAGATATCGAACCTGAAAATGTAAATTGAAACGCACCATTTGCTTCGAATTCATTTGTTACTATGTATTCTAATATAACAATATTTCCATTGTCGAGTGCTTTACCAACAATACCGTCTCCAAAATAAACTTCGTATGAACCAGATGTTTGTTGCAAAAAATAAATTAGACTATCACTGTTTTCATTTGTGATGTCTTCAACTCTTGTAAAAGTTCTTGTTGTAGTATCAGACAAAGAGTTTTGCACTTTAACTTTTAGAGTTGAAATGTCAATTTTATCTGAATCAATTATAAATTTTTGTTGCAGATTATTTGAATTTGCAGAATACCTTGTTGTTACCAAAGTGCCTTCATAAACTGGTAACTGTAAAAATTCTAAAACACCATTTTGCTTATTGATTGTAACGTCTTCGTTTACAACGAATGAATAAGTTGAATTGTTTATATCAGATGAAAACTTTGTTCCTTTTGTTATAGTAGCAGTTGACAAATTTTCTGGATTATTAATCGTTACATTTAGATAAGCAACTGGTGCCTTTGACGATCTTGGTACATAACCAAGAGTTTTAGCATGAGAAGAAATTGTGCTTTTTAAAACGGCAGTGTCAAGAAACATTTCGCTTGAAGAAAAGTTTAAATTGTATGCAAGGTAATGCGTATTGTATGCAAGTATATCTAATAACACATTCATACCAGAACCTTCAAAGTTATAATCAGAAAACTCTGTTTGTGATTTTAGAAAAAGTTTTAGATTGTCTTTGATCCCATCGAAATCTAATTCGGTTATTTTATTTTTTGCCATTTATCGTAATCTCTCTAGTATGATTTCTGCCGTTTGTAAATCTGCTGGTGTGTTATTCAAATAAAAATCGACCAGCACTTGATATTTGTTATTATCATATAATGGGAAAACACGAACCCCTGCCAAGATTATTCTTGATTCAAAATTATTTATAACGAGTTCTATACGAGTTGCAAGAACATTTGCTGTGATACCGTCCATTGGTTCAAACAATAAATCTTGAATACCCGAACTTACTTCTGAGTGAAAAGGTTTATCAGTTGGCATAAGAGTAATCAAATGATTCAAACTTCTTTTTACAGATTCGACATCTGTTACTTTTGCAACGTCTCCCGTAATCGGGTTTCTTGTCATATTGAGATTCAAATCTTTATACTGTTGTGCATTTCTTTCAGAATCTTTTGTAAGAGAAGCGTCATACTTTACACTCATAACTATTATTTATAAGAATAAATGATAAATATACGAAATCAGTTTTATCTAAAATATAGATGTTACTTCTTTTATAAGGCAATCAACAAAAGATGTGGACAAATCAATTTTTGTTACTGGATCTGTTGGTATTGTTATTTCATTCAAACTAATTTGAGAAAAATACCCTGTCATTTTATTTTTGATATAGTTTGTAGGTGGTATCAATGCTATTATCTTTTGAATACTTGCAATCAAGTCATTTATACCGCTAATTACATTCGGCGTTTCAGCAAGAACTCCAAGTGGTCCAGCAAGAACCGCAGTAGTTGTAGAAGTAACTAAACCTTCAACAAGAGATTTCATTGTGTCTTCAACTTCTTTAATAAGTTCAAACAAAGGATCTAATAAAGGTAGAAAACCTGCCATGACAAGTTCTGATAATTTAGTTTGTGCTTCTGAACCATCCCATTCTGGAAAAGGTATTTCACCTATGTCACCAAAATTCAAACCTTTCAAATATGAAGGCACACCGTCTATGCCCGGTATTTTCAATGGTATACCAATATTGAAATCATTTACGAAATCACCAAATGCTAATGACTTCAAAGAACCAACCGGATTAGCACCGATTGAAATCAAATCTGTCATACTTGCAAGTATGGCAGTCAAACTTGAAATCAAACCTTCGAGCGCAGATATAACTGCCGCCGGATTTGCTTCTGCTATTACGTCAAGAACAGCATTCAAAGAATCTAATAAAGCAACGAAAGGTGCAAATTGAACATCAATTGTATTTTGTTTTACAAACTTATCAGATTGATCAATTAGACTTTTAGTAAGTTGTTTTAGTTCTCTAAAATTTGTATCAATTTCTTCTTGTGTAAATGTTTCTGAAACTTCTTCAGTTGTTTTATTCAAATTTTTTGAAATTATACATGGAAGACAAATATCAACAGATGCCATTATTCATAATCCTTCAACAAACTTTTCAACTTAGTAATCAAACTTTGAAGTTCTACCGTGTCAGTTGGTTCTTTCAAATAAAACAATGGACTGCCCATATTACCAACCCAGTTCGAACCTTTGATTATATTTTCTAAAACAGTGACTATACTTTCAAATATTTTTGATAATGATGTCGTGTCATTTGCAATAATCATTTTATCAACTTTCAAATTGAAGTTGCCGTCAACAGTTAGATTTGCGTTACCTTTGATATTTACATAATCGCTACCAGCAACAATTTCATAATTGTCACCAACAACTCTTGTAACTTTATTTCCGTCTGCATCTATTTCATAAAATGTACCAGATGTATGGTATTCATGAATTCTTTCAGAACCATTCGTGTCATCAAATTCTACAACGTGACCAGATTCAGATTCAAATACATGGTTCTTTGGATACTGAGCATTATTTTCTATTTGAAGTTCATCCCATGTAGAACCATCAGCAGATGAAACGCCGGTTGTAGAATTATTTGCTTTATCAGTTTCGGATGGGTGTAAAGCACCTCTTGCGAGTCTATTTGTATCAGGTTCACCGGTAATTGAAGGGTAAACTCCATTCGGATCATTGAAACCTTTTGATGTGTTTGCCGATCTTGAAGCAACTCCGGGTATCGAACCTAAGATCATTGGTTCTTGAAAAGCATCTGGATCACGAAAGAAACCAAACACCTGCGAACCTTCAACTAAGAATGAAGGCGTGTGACCCATACCATCCATTGAAGGTGTGGTGACTGGATATATTATATGTGACCAGTGTAAATCGTTTGTTGGTATTTTACTTTTGTCTTCGGTATGATAAGAGAATATTCTTACACGAACACGACCTAATCTTTCAGGATCGTTCCTATCTTCTACTACACCTGTAAACCAGATGAAACCATCACGACCATAAAGATGTGAAATCATTTAACTATTTATTAGATTCTTTTTGATCTTCTTTTTCGTCTTCTTTTTTCTTTTTAGGTTTGACCATTTTGGGAACTTTGGTTTGTATAGAACCAACGCCGGTGCGGTCAAGATAAGAATAAACGTATTCTTTGAAACTTTTCATTATGCGTTATCCACCAATACCAAACTAAATTCTGCTGAAACAGTTGCGTTTGAAGAACCTCTTGTTCTCAAATCTATATCAGTTTTTTCTGTAAATTTAATTGGAATTGGATAATCTAATTGTTGATTACTTTGATTCAAAGACATTGTTGTTGTGACTCTAAACGCACCGCCGAAAGGTCTTTGAAATAAAAATAAATCTGCAACTTGGTTCTTACTTGCACTTACACTTAAATTCAAAAGATAACCAGTTTTACCAGCAGGTACCGTGTAAAAACATTGTAGCGTTTGCCCGTAACCAATTGCAATTTCAGAAACAACTGTTCCACTAATACTTGCTTGTATTTTACCAACATTTGTATCATCAACCATGAACATACGATTGACTCTTGTAAAAGAAGTTGTGCCAGTTGCGGCAGATGTGCCTGTCAATGTGATTGTGTCTTCTGCGTAATTGTAACTTGAATCAAGACCACAAATTTTTATATCACCTGTATCAGAACCGCTTGTAGAAACAACAGAAACTACACCAGAAGCATGCGACCAATTGTATAAAGCAGTAGCAGTTGTGTCAGCGGCAGTCCAAACAGTTGACATTGTTCCAACAGCAGTTCCATATACCGCACCATATTTGTGAATACCTTCATAACCGGCAAGTTGACCAGCAGATATAATCACGTTTGATGCGGCACCAAAAGTATTAACAATATTTCCGTCTTGATCTCCGATCATTACAACTTCGAAAGTTGTTTTGTTGTGATCAAGATATTGGTCTGAATCTATTCTATACTGTGCCATTTCT